TTACTTTGACTCTGCCGAAGTGATCACGTACTGGTTGCAGTATGTTTTCACACAAAGCTTTTAATTTTTCTATTTGTTCTGCGTTAGGATTATTGTTGATACCTTTACGGATAGCTGTATCCGATTTAATTAATTCTGATAAAGTAAAGTTTCGTGATAGGTTCATTAGTTTATTATTCTCTCAATAGCGAAGAGTGCAGCAGTTCCCGCAGCTGCTAAGAGAACCCAATAGACTTTGTCTATCTTACCGCCCAACTTCTCGACGTCTTCGTGTACATGTTTTAAATTCTTCTTGACACCTGATATGTGTCCATACAAAGATAAAATGTGTTCTCTTGTGTTTTTAGGTTCTATCGCCATAATTAGTTTTGGTTAAATAGTATTGCAAGTTTTTCTGCAGTAGTCAAGTTGCTTAAACTGTTGGTATTAACTGTTCTTGATATCAAATTACTATCAATACCAGGTAAATTTAACGTGCTTGGTGTTACTGGTGTTTCTGTTCGTGCACTAGGTATTAGTGGGTTTTCAAAGAATGGAAAGTTTGCTTCATTTAATGATACATTTCTCATCTGTTCCGATATATTTGAAATAACATTTGCAGCTGATTCTAATGGATCAGGTGCTCCAATTCTAGCAGCGTTTTCTCTAAATGCTCCTCTTATATCTGGAGATATATTTATAGGTCTAAATATATTATTATCGATTGCGTTTACATCTGCTGCAGACAATCTTCCTGTTGCACTTCTAAACTCATCATCACTTATATTTAAGACTCTTGCTGCATCTATATCTTTTTTAAAATTTTTTCTAACATCAAATAAAGATCTGTTAGCATTTAAGTATGCATCAACTATTTCATATGGTTCAATTGGTCCACCACGTAAAGCTTCTCTAGTAAACAATGATCTAGACTCCCTTACACCTCTTTGATAGTCTGCTATTTTAAAATTAATACTTCTTTCTGGATTTATGTTTACAGCTCTAAATCCAAACAATCCTGCAAACTCATCACCAAACTCAAATGTTTGACCATATTTATCAAACTTACCTTTAGTTAAAACATCTACAGATTCAATAGATCTATCTAATCTTTTTAATTGTTCAAATGAAAAAGGCATTTGTGCTTTTACTAAATGTGCCATAATTTTTTGTGCTTTATCTCCAGCTAGATCTTGTGGATTAAATACTTGAAACCCATCTCTAGTTCTACCACCTCTAGCTAAAATATCTGCTACAGCTTCTGTCCAAATAGATTCAGATATAAATGGTGATGCAAATTCTTTCATTGATGTAAATGTACCTGCAATAAAATCATCCATTATACCATCTTGATCTGTTCTACCGTCAGCAACAGAATTTATTACAGTCTGTATAGGTCTAAGTAATGTATCATATGCATTAGCGTGACTAAAATCTACATATTGAAAAGAACCATCTTTATTTTTTATAGGTAACAAAGTTGAATTTTTTGACCAGTCTGCAACATATCTTCTAATAGCATCTCTTTCTTCATCAGTTACGTCGTAGATAGCTTGAAAAGCTTTTTGTGTTGCATAAGGTACAGCTGCAACCGTAGCACCAAAACCAAATAATCTAGTATGTCCTATACCAGTAAACGGTTTTATAATTGTACCATCAGGTAATTCAAATGTTTCATTTATTTCTCTAAGACCACGTCTTACTATATTAGTTCCTGTTCTAACAATTTCTGCAGGAAAAGATACAAAGTTACCTATTGGTAGTTTTCTTAAACTTTTTACAAAATCAGATACATAGTCATAGTTTGGTATATTATTTTTTACAATATCAGCAGCTTCTTCTTTAAAAAATTGTTCGTCAACAGTTATGTCAACCCCGTTTCTTTTTATTGTCATACCTCTAGTTACACCTTTGTTTGCAAGGGCTTTTTCTAATCTTGTTTTCTCCATGGCCCATGATGCTATTTTCCAAAAGTCATCTTCAGCTGTGTATAGGTCCTGTGATACAGATTTTAATTTTGATAATGGTTTTAATAATAATCTTAAACCTTTATCTGATGTCATTGTTTCACCAAAGTTTACATCTTCAAGAAGCCTTGTTAGATCCCCTAATCTTACGTTAGAATTTACAACACCTAGTTTTAATAGCTCTTCGTACAAATCATTTTGTTGTCTTGTACCTTTTAGTGGTGTCTGTAATGCTTGATATGCTGTCTTAATAGCTTGGCCATCTGGTATGATACCATTTGCTGTTGCAAATGCACCAGCACTTACAAAGTTTCTAACATGTGTTACTGGTGATAAGATTGTTTTTGCTATTTGTGATAGACCTTTTGGATACAAAACTAAACTTTGATATAATTGACCTAACATACCTGCTTTATCAAAAGATAATGATGTACCTTCTAATGCTTCTGCCATACCTTTAGTTGTATACAATTCATTAAGTGGATTTACTGACCCACCTTTTGCTGCAACACTAAGTGTTTTAGCTTGATCAATTCTTATCTGTTGAAAGTCATCACCGAAAGTAAGTCTAGCTTTATCTGCACTATCTACAAACATAGGTTTTTTACCTGCGGCTATGAGCTCATCATTTTTTCTTATAAGATCTTGAAAGAATAAATTTCTTCTTGTGATCATAGATAGTTTAGCTGTACCACCTAATATAGTTTGCATAGGGTTTTGTTGTTTACCTAAAAGTTTTTCAAATACTTTTCTATCTGCTTCTTTTATTGCACCTGCAGAAACTAACGCCGATCCTCTATCAGTTACTACATCGTCAAGTGTAGTTCGGTTTACAAAAAATGCAGGCACTTCAAAGATAGCATCAGATGGTTTATCCATTCTAATACCTTTTGGTAGTCTTGCAGTTTTTAATACTCTGGTTACAGCTTGCTCTGCTTGCAGATCTGTCATCTCTTCACCAGCTTCTTTTGCACTAGATTTAAAAACTTCTTTAGCTTCTTTTATAGCTTCATCAGTTGGCTTATATCTAACCCATGGAAAGATACTTTGATTTTGAAATATGTCATATGTAGAACCAATATAGTTTTTAAATTTGTTACCAAATAAACTTTTAAATTCTTGTATTTCGTTTTGGCCCAATGATCTTCCTAACTTAGAAAATAAATCTGCCCATCTTCCTCTTATTGTAGATAAACTAGCAAGTATATCTGTAACGACTTGATCATCTACATTCATGTCTTTTAATTTTTTAACCAATGCATCTTTTTTTGCTTCATCTAATTTACCAAATGTAGCAACACCTTGATCATCTAGTTCAGCTTTACCAGACAACATTAAATCGTTTATTTGTGTAAGCATTTGTTTTCTTTTTTCTGCATCAGCCTTGTTCATTACAGTCCTTATTGGTGGAAATACTTTATCTATAGCTTGATCTAATTCTCTAGATATATTTCTAGCGCCTGCAGCATCAGCTGCTCTTTCACCAACAGACAATCTTTCTATGCCAAAAAATTCTTCAGTCTTACCACTTCGTGCCCTGAACCCTGATGCAATTTTATCTATAAATGCGTCTAGTTTAGAGTTAGCTGTATCTAATTGTTTGTTTCTGTCTGTAAGTCTTTTAACAACTTTACCTGTACCACCTATGACACCTGTAAATAGTGCACCTTCTACACCAAACTTAACTCTGTTTAATAATTCTCTTGTAGGATCATCGTCTGTTGATCTATCTACTTTAGTTGGTCCACCAACAAAGTCACCAAACGTACCAAGTTGTTCTACGTCACCAACAAATACAGCTTCTGCAACACCACCACCTAATGCACCTGCAATAAATTTATTTGTCTTACCACGTGCATTTAATTCTAATGCTTCATCAATACCTTTTTTAAGATTAGGATTAGTTGTTTTAAAATATTTACCATTACGTCCAGCACGCATTGCATCTTCTGCAAGTTTTGCTCCTATTTTAAAACCTCTTACAGCAGGTATACCTATATTAACTAATGCCTCTGTAATTCTACCAGCGGCTGTTGCTTCTGCTTTCTCATCAAACTCTGTAAGATCATCAAAAAATGCTTCTACTCTTGCTGCCCTGTTTGTATCAACACCAAGATCTAATAACGTACCACCCAAAGAAAAGAAACCTTTTGGTATTGCAATAAGACCAGATGCAACGCCAGAAAATATAGATTCTATAGTTCCAACTTTATTATTATCAACATCACTTTTTGATCTAGTGTCTATAAGAGTGACCATTATCTACTCCTAAAATACGAAGTCGCTTACCAAACCACCTGAACTAATAGTAACGATTCTACCACCAACAACATAATCTCCCGGTGGTAATAAATCTTCGTTATTTCTTACTCTTCTCTGTTGTTCTTCATTTATGTAGTCAGCTTCTGTTTTAGTTGTATTATCAGTCATAAAATCATCTACTGCTTTTGTATCAAAAATACCTTTTATATCTAAGCCTTGCCTTGTAGCCTCAGCGTATAAGTTTTGACCTTTTAATGATCTGTTGTCTTTTGCATATAACGCTGCAATTTCATTTAGATCATTACCTTTTAATTTTTTATCGTATACTTCTAATTGTTTTCTTTTTACTTGTGCATCTAATTGATCTTTTTCTCTGTTTACATCTTTTGTAATTTCAGCTTTAAGTATTGCAGCATCAATCTGTCTCTTAAGATCAACACTCTTGTCAAGGTTTTTAGATAATGCATTAATAACACCACTTGCAAGACTACCAGATTTTAATTGGTCTTTTATTGTACCGCCTTCTCTTATTTGATTACTTGCATCTATTAGTGTATCATAGACAGCACCTTTTTGTAATCTATCAACTCCCATCATGTCATAGTATCTTTTTCTATTTGCTTCTATTTCTTCATCTCTAGTTAATTTTCTACCACCTTGATCAGATTCACCTGTAATTACTTTTTCATCTATTTTTTCACCTGTTGTTAAACCTAAATCCTCTGCCTGATCTGCAGGTATTTCTTTACCTTCACTATCAAAAAATTTACCACCAGCAAAATAACCACCTGTAATTAAACCTGTTGGAGATAATACAAATCTTGCACCTTTAGCAAATAAACCTTTTGCTTGAGGGTTTGTTAATGCATTGTATGTTCCTCTAACTAATGCAATTGTTGGATCATTTGCAAAATATGGTTTAAGTTCTGTAGTTGTTGCAATATCACTTTTAGGAACTGTATCTTTTACTGTAGTACCTGGTTTTCCTAATACTTTAGGTTTCATTCCTAATTCTTTTGCACCTTTAGATTGTCCTATTCTTACAGGACTATATGGAGCAGGTTTTTGTGTTGTAAAAATATTTTTAAAAAATCCACCACCTGTTCCCGAAACGGGTGTAGTTGTAGATGGTAAAGTTTTTTGTGCTACTTTTTTTGCACCTTGACCTGCAACAGCTGTTGCTGCTCTACTTAAACCCATCCTAGTTGCAAGTCCTCCTAGAAAAGGTAGTATTGCAAATCCATATTTTTGACGACCACCGGGGTCTTGTGGTGCAAGAGGACTACCCACAGTATTAATAGCTTGTGGTTCTTTCATACCGGACATGATACCCTCTTTGATAGGCCCACCGTTTCTAAACATTGGTCTATTTAATGGTCTCATTATTTACTACCGTATAGTTTACCGAATATACCTGCAAGTCCAACAGCATTACTTATACCTGCTGTAAGTGGATCAGTTGCTGCACCTCCAACAGGCGCCGGTGCAGAACCAAATCCTGCAAGTCTACCAAGACCAGCACCGTATTGATCTAATCTAGTCATAGGTTCATAAGCAGCAGTTCTTGCAGCGTTGGCATCTGCAGTTAATTGTGATTGTGTTAGACCTTGTCTAAACGCACCAAGATTACCTAATGCAGAAACATCTTGACCTAACGATCCTCTTTGGAAATTAGACAGACCCATTTGTTGAGCTGCTAAATTGCCTTGTTGTTGAAATGCGTTTTGTGCTAATTGATTAGCTTGTGTAAATCCTTGTTGTTGTAATTGTGCAAGTAGTGATGCTCTGTTTCTTAAATTACCTGCATCGTATTCTGCCATCTGTACACCTTCTCTACCACCACCAAAAGCTCCAGCAGTAACTGCGTCGTCCCTGATCCCTTGTCTACCTATCGCGGCTTGTCTATCAAAGTCAGACAATGTTGTATCAATAACTTGTTGTTGATACGGAGACATAAATTGTTGAAATGCTTGTGGTCCAGTTAATCCTGCTTGTGTAGTTACAGCACCTTGTGCTGCTGTTAAAAATGGTTGATACGATCCAACACCTTGTGCAGCTAAATTAATAGCTTGTGTTTGCATTGGGTCTTCACCAGCAACAAATTGTCTACCAGTAAATGTACCAGTATTAATAGGTACCGATGTTGCTGCCGTTAACTGTTTAGCAAAATCTTTTGATGTATCTTGTAAATAATCTGGTAATGACATTATGCTAATCTACCCTCCATCATTTGTGCTTGATCAAACATTTCTTGTGCAGGATTCTTACCTTGCGACTCTTCTGATATAGTACCACCTGCTTCTAAATTGTCCATCATGTTTTGCATGACTTCAGCGCCTTTGTCTATATCGCCACCGCCTGCGTTTCTTACAGCATCAGCTGTAAATACAAATTCATTTTTGCTAAGTCTAGCCGGTACATCGTCAGCTCTTTCCTCAGCGCCTAGTGGTACAAAACCACCTTCTCTGTAATCTTTTTCTAAGCCACCTAAATCCATTAGGCCACCATCTTTAGCCCCTACTTCTGTTACTCCTTTTTTAATATTATATTCATCTCTTAACTGCTCTAATTCATCTCTGCTTAACAGTCTTAAATTTTTACCAAACATTTCTAAAGCCATGTCATTTAATTCTTTTGATTTAAAACCCTCACCTAATGCTAATTTACCATCATCAAAATTTTCTCTCATAGTAGCTAACCCACCATCAGCAGCGTAGAAATTATCTACAAATTTTGGTTTAGGTAAAAACCTTAAACTTGGATCTTGTTGTCTGGCCATGTTGACTATGCTTGAAATACTATCTGGTGTCTCTGTAAACGATGTATCTGGAACTTCTTCTTCCTCATCACCACCCATTAAAAATGGTGCAGCAAGAGAAGCTACACCTAACCCTGTAAGACCTGCTCTACCTAGACTAAACTTTCCATCTTTAGATATTAAACCTGCAAGAGGTCCATCAAAAGCAAACTTGCCTCCTGATCCAATAGAGCCAAAACCTAAGTTAGCACCTAAATTAGCTAAACTAAAACCACCTCCAGATTTTAAAAAAGGTAGTGATTTACCAAACATAGTACCACCACCTAAACCATATAATGCAGCTCCTGCTAGAGCGGCTTTACCTAATGGTGATTTAACTACTTTTTTAACAGCACGCTTAGCTTTCTTTACAATCTTACCTAGAAAAAACCCTTGTCTAGGCTCTTCTAGTGTCATAAGACCACCTCCAGCTCTTAATTGTCTTTCCATATTCATTCTAGATATTGCCATAATTTAGTCTAAATCCTCTTTGTATAGTGTTTTTGAGCTATAATCAATCATATATATCAACCAGATTTGCTAGTCCTCCATCCATATAATCAGTTCTTCCTCTACCAGTTCTGTTACTTACAGGACCACCAGTTGTTGCATTAATACCAAACCCTTGATCTTTATCTCCTAAAGCGTCACCACTATAAGATTGTTGGCCATCACTACCCAACCCATAATTAGTGCTTCCATGTCTATCAGGATCATATTGTCTTTCTGATTCTTTTCTAATTTTTTCTGCTTCTTTAAATGCAGCTATTTCAGCAGCTTTCTTTTGCTGAGTAAGGAAGTTTTGTTTTGCTGTATTTATATTTATAAAGTTGTCTAGTAAGTTTGTTGTTTTACCCATTGTTTTGTTAAAGCCTTTTTGTTTCATTGTTGAAGTAACAATACCATTGTTTAAATTATTTATATCTTCATCGTTAAAACCATATTTGTCTCTTAAAGTATTTTCTATACTACCTGTTCTTTTATCAAACGTTTCTCCAGTCATTTGTGATGCATTGTATCCAGCCATGATACCTTCAGGTGTGTTATATCCACCTGGACCAGCTACTATTCTACCAATGTCATCAGTTAAAACACCTTGCCCTCTTAATTGATTTTCTAAAATAGCTCTTTGATTTACAGGCATAAATTTGTTAAGTATACCGCCTACAAACTCTGCACCTCTTTTTAAACCACCTATACCTGGAATAAAATTCATTAGACCACTTATCTTTTGTTCCATTGCAGACGGAGTGTCATAAAAATAACTTTGATTCATATCCATTTCTTTTCTATCCATTGTGCTTGGATACATTCCATATTCTGAATATCTTCTAAAATCATACTCAGGTCTAAAATCAGTTCTTATTTGATTCATGTTTGGATTAAATGGATTATTATCTTCACCTCCACCGCCACCCCTGTTTATAGGCACTGTGTTTATACCTGTGGCTGCTCCTGTTGTAGTTGGTGTAGTAGGAAAATTAAATGCACCACCTCTAAATCTTTCTTGAGGTACAAAACTATATCCTTGACTATAGATATTTTGATCAGCTTGGTTATAAAAAGCAGGTGCTGCAAATATAGACATTATTGTGAATAACTCCCATTCTTATAACCAATCTCTCGATTAGCATCTTTTAATTTTTCAATATCAGTCAAAACTTTATCCATTTGTTTTCTTAAAAACTCGATGTTTACTTTATTCAAAGCCATTGACTCGATGTGTGTGTTTAACTTATCCGTGGTCTTATAAAGATCCTCGATCATCATATATTGCTCCGAGTCCGCGGGAAGTGATCCAAGTTGGCCCCGTGGCCATTTTATTCTAAACTCTGTATTTTCTTCCAGGTCCTTTTCCATTATCTGTATACGAGTGTCTGCAACATTGAGACGTTCTATAATTTGAAAATAGCCCATCGTGCCGAGAGCGACGATGATTATCAAACTGGCAACCGTCTTCATCGGCATTTGCACAGCGGCAGATTCAGATATTGTTAAAGGTTTTTTACTCATCTTCCTTATCTGATGATGCACCTAACGATGGCATCTTTGCTACTTTAATTTTTACAGATCTAGTTATATCTTCCCTAACTGTATCTGTTTCTGGATTTGCAATATCGTCTTCTGCTTCTTTATCAGAATTATATTCGTAATTTGTTTTTGTATTTCTTAAAACTATTTCAGCTTCACACTTAACAACAGGTACTTCTTTACCATCAATTGTTACGTATTCTACTGATCCTTCTTCTTTAAAAGCCATAATTATTCCCTATTTATTTGTAACACAGAAAGCACAATATGTAACCTGTTTCCTGTGGCTGCAGTAGCCTTTATAGCCTCACTTTCTTGTAAAACTATGGGCTGTGATAACAGCTCTATTGTTTCATTGGCAGATACAGCTTTGGTTTTATATAAACTAAATACATTTGAAGATGCATCTGTCAAGGTCAAAGTTATAGTATCCGCGTTTCCCGAGTCCTCAGATACTAATATTGATTTTACTATACCAGTTGTTGATGCAGGCACTGTATATACAGTGGTTACACCATTGGTTGTTAAATCTTTTTTAGCGTTTGTAAATACGTTAGCCACCTATAAACCAGGACACTCGTTCCTGCTCCTGTTTTACTTCATCTAAAAATGTAGAATTTAATTGATCCTTCATAATAGTTAAAGCTCTGTTAATTTGTTTTTGGTTTGATACATCATATTCTTCTTTTGGTTCTGGTAATCTTATGTTTATCTTAGTCATTATCTTCTACCATCTGGTTGCACATCTAGTTTTAAAGTACCAAATCTCCAAGATTCACTAGTTGTATCGTTTTCTATTTTAAGATTTATATATCGTCCTCTAGCTCTAGTATCTTTTTTAATTGTATTAGAGTTAATTGTAAAAGGACTTAATGCTGTATTAGTTTGAGTTTCTTGTGGATATCTTTTTACACCTAATGTTACTTTTGCATTACCTTGCAGTGATTTAAAATCAGGTACAAATCTTCTCATCTTCATAAATACTTCACCAGCAACAGCAGGAGCTATTGGGCTTCTAGATCTTTGTTCTATATCAATATCATATGATTTTATAAAAGATGTAACTGATGTAGTTGTACCGTTTGGATTTACTTGATCTGTACCTACTTCGTGTTCAAATAGTGTAGTTTGTCCTAAGCCAGACTCACCCACAATATTAGGAAATGTACCACTTGCAGATACACTATATTTAGTTGCAAAAGGTTTTGGATATATTGTTGCGTCTACCCAACTAGTTCTAGCTTCTGTGCCTGTATACCAAACACCACCTACCACTCTTGTTAATGCAGATTCACCAAAGTTAAGCACAACATACTTATCATTGTAATCAGAACCTGAACTTGGATACCACCAAATTACTTCTGTAAATAAATTATTTAATCCTGCATTTACTTGTTGTCCTTTTGTAGTGTCAATATTTTCAAACACGTGGTCTTCTACTGTGCATGGTAATGATTTTACCGTACCATCAAATGCAAAGAAACCTTTAGGTGACATCCAATAAGCGACACCATCTATTTCTACAGCTGCATTTTTACCTAACAAACCACAGTTTGTACCAACCTGTTCAAACCCAAACGTAAATGGTGCACCGACAAACTTCATTGTATACAAAGCATTGTCGGTAAATATCAAGATTGTCTCCTTAGCTTTTAATGCACCCATAATTTTTGTACCATCTTGCAATCTTTGTGTACCTGCAGTGTTTATTGCTGTAGGTGCATATGTGTTAATTGCTTCTTGGTCAGAGAATCTTATAAACATGTCGTCTTGTGTTGCCGTATTACCAATAGTTGTTTCTGTTGCAAGATGTATTAAGTGTCTAGTTGTTGGTGACACAAGTGTAATTCTACTTGCTGTTGGGTTACTATTAGTTTCAAAACTTGTAGTAGTAGTTGATGCACGATTATTTAATGCAGATGCTGCGCCACCATTCCATGTAAATGTTTTACCATTTGCAATAGTTGCAATTAATACTTCTCCAAAATTATCTAATGACCATAGCCCTGGTTCTAGAGATACATCAGAAGCTGTTGCAGCCTCACCCCAGTTACCATCGCCCCATCCAGCAACACCCCAACCATAACCATATGTCTGTGCTCTTGGTCCTACAGGCTCGTATGGTTTTAAACTTAAACTACCACCAGTAGATACCGTACCTGATGCATTAGATGATTGTGTAATTGTAAACGTACCTGTTGTAGGCACCGTTATAACTTGAAAGTTTTTATCTTCGAAATCAGTATTTTGATAACCTGTACCACCTGGTAAGGTAACACTATCTAATTGTACAATATCTCCAACAGCTAAACCATGTGCTGCTTTTGTAATTGTACATGTAGGTGATCCATTAGTAGTTGCAATTGTTGCAGACGTTAGTGTTGTTTTCAATGGCGTAATATCATGAAGTTTACCTTCAAAATATATTAACAAAAATTTATCCGTGCCTATAGCAACATATCTATTACCTTCCAAATCTGTAAAAGCATGCATCGCTCTTGATACACCTACTATTGTATCCGTAACAAGTGATGACCATCCACCTACTTTTTCTGGTAAACCATATCTAAATCTAACATTGTCAGAATCAACCCAACGGTTTTCTGCACCAGAGTCAGAAGATTGTTTGTCTATTCCAGGGAGAAATTTGTACTCAACTAGAGCCATCTGCTAGCCCCTATATTTTATCTTTGTATGCCCAGCCTCTCGCTGAATTTACATATACTAAAGTAAAAGCTGCACCATTTGTATTAACTACTAAATTAGAAGCTGCTCCTAATATGTTTGAGCCGTTTCTTGCAATTGTAAGATTGTTAGAGTTAGTATTGTTCCCACTATCAATAAAGGTAACTTCGTTACCGATAGCAGGTGACGCTGGTAGGGTTATTGTTACTGAACTATTAATACCACCTGAAGACGTGTCAACTAATAACTGATCTCCATCTACTGCAGTATACGCTCCTGGTACTGTGTAGTACCCTTTATTAATTAAACCTTTATTTACGTTAGTGCCATCTGAATATACCAAAGACTTAGATCCAATTGGTAAAGCTATCCCGGTCCCTGATACAGTCTTAACTGTTAGTGTGTAATTGTTTGATGATCTAGCTGTAGCATCTTCTACAATAAATACTCTTTCTGCAGAATCTGGCATGGTAACTGTTCTGTTAGCTGCTAGAGTTCCTGTTAGTTTAAAATATAAATTTTTACCATTTGATACAGCATGGTTTGATAGTGCTAAAGCAACATCACTAGATGCTACATCAA